GTGACTGCACTGTCCGCCTTCCTTCGCAAGACGCCCGGCGAGGCGCTGCGCGAATACTTCGACCGGCCGGAGATCGGCCTGCCCACCGAGTTCGACTGGAGCGTGCCGGAGGCCGAGTTGTCGAGGCCGCTGCACGGCGCCATCGAGAAGATGTCGCGCGTTCAGCGTGACCGCATCTCGAACGACGCCGAGCGTGTCCATGCCCTGTCCGACGAGCCGGGCCAAGCCGCGATCTACAGCGTCGCGGAGGACCCCGCCTTCCTCGACGGGCTCGCGAACCCGCATGCGCGCTCGCTCTGGATGTTCCTGAATGCGCAGGACCGGTTCCGCCATGCCGAGGAAGTTCGCTTCACCGAGGACCGCAGGCGCGGTCGGATGTGGGCGGGCTACATGACCGACGCGGACTGCGTTGTGCAGCGCGATGCATCGGCCCGTCACGCCTTCATCTCCGCGATCAAGGAGTTCTCGGGCGCCGCCCATGCCCATGTCGACATCTTCGACCGGGTGAGGACGACCCATGAGGGCGACGAATGCGACCTCGTGCAGGTGACGATCTACCGCGAGGGGCGGCCAGACGATCTGCTCCGCTTCGACGACAAGGGGTCGCTTGTCCGCCAGGCCTATCGTCCCGTGTTCGAGGCCGCGGTGACCTATGAGCCCGCCACCGGCGGCATCGAGGTGATCGCCAACGACAAGGCGACTCGGGGCGAGATCGTGAAGGCGACGGTCACGCACCTCCTCGGCATCGAGTTCAAGGAGAACCGCCTGCCGCTGCGCTGCTATGATCTCTCGGTGCTTCTGAACCCGTATGACTTTCCGATTGACCCGGAGGACGGGATCGAGGGCGTCGAGGTGCGCGAACTGCGGCTGATGCCGATCGACGACAGCGATTTCAGGGTGACGCTGGAAAAGCCCGCGCGCGCCGACGAGACGATCTGGACGAAGGCGGAAGAGCGGTTCGGGGACCGCACGCCCCTGAGTGAGGGCTACGTCGTCACGCGGGCCAAGATCGCCGTGAAGCTTGCTCGGCGTCCGGGAGGCGACCGCCGGCGGACGCTGACCCTGTCGATCACGTGGCCGCATGGCTGCGACCTTAAGGATCGGACGGCCACCGAGCAGATGATCGGCGAGAAGTACCTGCGGCGCTGGGGGATCCTGGTCGATGACCTGCAGCTCTTCGAGGATTGATCTCGCCGCCCGCCGGCTGCTCTCGTCAATCGCCGGAACCCGCAACGCGCGGGTTTCGGCCATGGCGCTGGCGCACATGCGCGGTGCCAGCAAGGCGCTGATGGATGCCGGACTGCTCGTGCAGCGCGGCAGCGCGACGTCCGTCGTTGCCGAAGACGATCTGGACGACACCCCGACGTCCGTCATCGCCCACCCGATCACCGGCCATCATGGGCATCTCGGCAACGCGGCATGGCACGACGAACAGGCGAGCGCCCGCCGTCGGGTCTATGCGCTGGACATGGCGGCAGCAGCTCGGCGGGTGGTCGCCCGGCTCGATTGCTCGCTCGGCAAAGACCCGGTGCCTTACCTCGACGGCGCGGTGCTGGATTTCGGGACGGCGCGGCTGCCGAAGCGCAGGGCACGTGTCGGGATCTGGGTCGCTCGCGGTCTGACGACGCCGGCCGTGTTCGAGGAGTACCGCCAGCTCGTTGGGCGCCGGCCGGCCGATGGACTTCGGGTGGTCCTCGTTCTCGACCCTCCGGATCGGCATCGCTTCCGCTTCGTCCGGGGCCACGAGTTCGTCGCGCTGGCGGATGTGGTCGATCATGAAGATGGGCTCGCCATCGCCCCGGAAGTCCTGAGCGCACGCCTGCTGAAGGGCCCGTCGCACAAGAGGCCTGTATGGGTCTCCGGCGATGGCGGGGTGCTGATCGTGCACGGCAGGTGGCACGAGTTCACCGGTGGCAAGCAGAAGATCGCCGTCGCCATGCTCGCCGAGGCCAGGCTTGACGGGGATCCGGTGCTGCCCGTCGCGCGCATCCTCGAGGAGGCCGAGTGCGGCCCATCCGTGAAGCGACTGAAGAATCTCTTCGACGGGCACCCTACGTGGCAGGAGGTCATCCGGGAGAGCGGCTCCAGCGCCTGGCTCGAGGTGTGACGCCACCAAAATCGCGACGATCAGGCCGTCCTTCGGGGCGGCCTTTTTCGTTTTCGGGGGCCCCGATCTGCATTCCTTCCGTCTCCCCTCCCTCCGCCCTCCCGATCTCCTCCCCCCGCACACCCCAGTCTCGTTCGCAGGCATTCGGCCAATCGCGAAGGAGACGACGATGTCAGTCACGCATCTCAACCAGGTCGAGCTGGCAGCTCGATGGAAGATCAGCCCGCGCACGCTGGAGCGCTGGCGTTGGACCGGTGAGGGCCCCGCCTTCATCAAGATCGGCGGCCGGGTCGTGTACCGGCTCGACGATGTCGAGGCCTACGAGGCCAACCGGCACTGCTCGAGCACGGCCGACAAGCCCGCCGTGAAGCTGGCGTGAGGGGGCGGCCATGACGATCCCCAACCGCATCACCCTCGACAACCTTCCCACCCTGCCGGTTGGCGAGATCGCCGCGCTGCCGGGCGACCAGCTGGCGCTCCTGAAGCAGGACGCCGACGAGCGGCTGCGCGCTGCCAAGAACCTCAGCGACTGGCTCGATGGCGCTATCGCGCTCAAGTATGGCGACCAGGCGCAGGAGGCGCGCCGCACGGAGGGCAAGGACACCGGCACCGTCCGGCTGCAGGACGGCCCGGTCACTGTGGTGGCGGAGCTCCCCAAGCGCGTGGATTGGGACCAGGCGATGCTCGCCGGTCTGGTCGAGCGAATCCAAGCGGATGGCGCCGATCCGTCCGAGTACGTCGACATCGCGTTCAGCGTACCCGAGCGGAAATACACCGCCTGGCCCAAGGACATCCGCCAAGAGTTCGAGCCCGCCCGCACGGTCCGGACGGCCAAGCCGAAGTTCCGGCTGCTGCTCGACGAGGAGGCGCGCTGATGGCCATCTCGCTCGCATCCCTGCAAACCTCGACGATGCTGCGCCCGCCGCGCGTCCTGATCCATGGCGTCGCCGGCATCGGCAAATCCACCTTCGCCTCGTCCGCCGACGCGCCGGTGTTCGTCCTCACCGAGGACGGTCTCGGCAAGCTGCAGGTGCCGCACTTCCCGCTGGCGACGAGCTACGCGGAGGTCGCGGAGGCGCTCGACGCCCTGCTCGACGAGGACCATCCCTATTCCACGGTGGTGGTCGACAGCGTGGACTGGCTGGAGCCGCTAATCTGGGCCGAGGCCTGCCGGCGCAACGGCTGGCAGTCGATCGAAAGCCCCGGTTTCGGCAAGGGCTATGCCGAGGCGCTGACCATCTGGCGCGAATACATCGACAGGCTGAACGCGCTCCGCGACCGGAAGGGCATGGCGGTCATCCAGATCGCCCACACCGACATCAAGCGCTTCGACAGCCCCGAGCACGAACCCTACGACCGGTACGTGATCAAGCTGCAGGCCCGCGCCTCCGCGCTGCTGCAGGAGCACTCGGACGTGGTGCTCTTCGCCAACTACCGGATCTCGGTCAGCAAGTCCGACGTCGGCTTCAACAAGAAGGTGACCCGGGCGCTCGGGTCCGGTGCGCGCGTCATGCACACCGAAGAGCGCCCCGCCTTCCTCGCCAAGAACCGCTACGGCCTGCCGGAAACCCTCCCGCTCGAGTGGTCGGAGTTTCTGGCCGCCATGCCCCAATCCGCCTGATTACGACTGAAAGGACAGAACGATGGCACGTTTCGACACCGCCTTTGACGCCGCCGGCATCGAGCCCACCACCGCCTACGAGATCCTGCCCGCGGGCAAGTATCGCGCCCAGATCGTCGAGAGCGAGATGCGCGTCACGAAGAACGGGATGGGGAAGTATCTCTGGCTGATGCTCGACATCCTCGAGGGGCCGCAGCAGGGCCGCAAGGTCTTCGACCAGTTGAACCTGGTGAATGCCAACCCGACCACGGTCGAGATCGCGCAGCGCACGCTGTCGGCGATCTGCCACGCCACGGGCAGGCTGCAGGTGAACGACAGCGACGAGCTGCACCTGATCCCGCTGACGATCCAGGTCGGCGTGAAGCCCCCGAAGGACGGCTACGGCGAGCGCAACACGATCCGCTACCTGGTGCCGGAGGCCCCGGCGCAGGCGAACCCGCCCAAGCCCGCCGCGATGCAGCCGGCCAGCGCGCCCGCGCAGTCGGCGCCCGCCCGCCCGGCCACCGCGCCCTGGAACCGCAAGAGCTGACGCCCTCGGCCGCCGCGGGTTGAAACCTGCGGCGGCCAGGACATCGCCAGACCCGAGAGACAGATCATGACCAACATCACCGACGCGGCCTGCGTGGCCGCGAACGCCCCCGGCTTGCCCGACGACACCCGTCGCCTGATCGAGATCGAGGACGCCATCGCGAAGATCCGCACGCAGATCGCGACCGCCGATCTGACGCGGCAGCGGACGGCTAGGCCGATCGACCCCGACTGGTTTCACCGGGCGCGCACGGCGCTGCGCCACCTCAATCGCGAGCGCGCCGAGATCGTCGCCCGTCAGGGCGGCCGCCGCCGGCGCGAACGGCTCAAGGACATGATCATCGCAGTCCTGCGCGAGCGCCACGACAGCGCCGCCTGGGCCGCTGTGCTGGCGGAAGCGCGGGCGCGGCTCGAGCGGGAGGAGGCGTGCTGATGGCCGAGCTCCCCGAAGCCCCGACGCCGACCATGTCCGCGATCCATGCCTCCTACGAGGCCCGGCAGGGCGACGGTTTGCGCGACCACCTCGGCGCCTCGCTGATCGGCAAGTCCTGTGCCCGTGCGCTCTGGTACGATTTCCGCTGGGCGACAACTTCGCGGCACACCGGCCGCATACTGCGGCTGTTCGAGACCGGCCAGCTGGAAGAGGCCCGGCTCGTCCGCGACCTGCGCGCCACCGGCGCGACGGTGCTGGAGGTCGATCCCGATACCGGGCGGCAGTTCCGCGTCGAGGCGCATGGCGGGCATTTCGGCGGCTCGCTCGACGGTGTCGCCCTCGGTCTGCTCGAAGCGCCGAAGACCTGGCACGTCGTCGAGTTCAAGACCCATTCGGCGAAGAGCTTCGCCGAGCTCGTCGGCAAGGGCGTCGCGCTCTCCAAACCCCAGCACGCCGCGCAGATGCAAATCTACATGCACCTGACCGGCATCACGCGGGCGCTCTACGTCGCGGTCTGCAAGGACACCGACGCGCTCCACATCGAGCGCGTCCCGGCCGACCCAGAAATGGGCGAACGCCTGCTCGAGAAGGCGGGGCGGATCATCTTCGCCCAGCATCCGCCTGAGCGGATCAGCGCGGATCCCGCCTGGTTCGAGTGCCGGTTCTGCGACCACCACCGGCTCTGCCACGGTGAGGACGCCGCGGCGGTCACCTGCCGGTCCTGCCTGCATTCGACACCGGTCGAGGGCGGTTGGCACTGCGCACGCCACGACCGGTTGCTCGACCCTGCCGACCAGCGTCGTGCCTGCGGCCGGCACCTGTTCATCCCCGATCTCGTCCCCGGCGAGGTGAGCGACGCAGGCGAGGACTTCGTCTCCTACCGCATGCGCGACGGCTCGGCCTGGACCAACGACGCCCGCAAAAAGGAGGCCGCCGCATGCTGACCCTGCGCCCCTACCAGCAGGCCGCGATCGCCTCGATCTACGGCTATTTCGAGAAGGAGAGAGGCAACCCGCTCGTCGTGATCCCCACGGCCGGCGGCAAGAGCCTCGTCATGGCCGCCTTCATCGACGGCGTTCTCAAGGCCTGGCCCGACCAGCGCGTGCTGGTCGTCACCCATGTCCGCGAACTGATCGCGCAGAACCATGCCGAGATGCTGGGGCTCTGGCCCGAGGCGCCTGCGGGCATCTACTCGGCCGGGCTCGGCCGCCGCGACGCGCGGGCCCGGATCCTCTTCGCCGGCATCCAGTCCATCCACGACAAGGCGACGCGCATCGGCCATGCCGATCTGGTGCTGATCGACGAGGCCCATCTGATCCCCGGCCGGTCGAACACCATGTATCGCCGCTTCCTCAACGATCTGCAGGCGATCAACCCCGCGCTCAAGGTGATCGGGCTGACCGCGACGCCATTCCGGCTCGACAGCGGCATGCTGCACGAGGGCGAGAATGCGCTCTTCACCGACATCGCCTACGAGGTGTCGGTCCGCGACCTGATCGATCAGGGCTATCTCTCCCCGCTCATCTCGAAGCAGACGAAGACGCGCCTCGACGTGACGGGCGTGGGATCGCGGGGCGGCGAGTTCATCGCGCGCGACCTCGAGGACGCGGTCGATCAGGACGCCATCACACGCGCGGCCGTGGCCGAGGTGATCGCCCATGGCGAGACGCGCCGGTCCTGGCTCGCGTTCTGCTCGGGCGTCCGCCACGCCACCCATGTCGCCGAGGAGTTCCGCCGCCGCGGGGTCAGCTGCGCGACGATCTTCGGCAAGACGCCGAAGGACGAGCGTGACGCGATCATCGCCGCCTTCAAGCGCGGCGAGATCAGGGCGCTGGCCTCCATGGGGGTGCTGACGACGGGCTTCAACGCGCCGGCCGTGGACCTGATCGCCATGCTGCGGCCCACCAAGTCGGCCGGGCTCTATGTCCAGATGGCCGGACGGGGCACGCGGCTTGCCGAGGGCAAGGAGAACTGCCTGGTTCTCGATTTCGCGGGGAATGTCCGCCGGCATGGCCCCATCGATCTCGTGCGGCCGAAACGGCCGGGTGGTCCGGGCGACGGGCCGCCGCCCACCAAGATCTGCCCCGAATGCGGGACCATCGTGGCCATTGCCGCCCTCGAATGCCCCTGCTGCGGCTTCGAGTTCCCTGGCCGCGAGGTGAAGCTCGAGCCGACCGCCTCGACGCTGGAGGTGCTGTCCACCGGCAAGCCGCAGTGGGTCGGCGTCACCGACGTCACCTTCAGCCGCCACGAGAAACGCGGCGGGCGGGTCTCGCTGAAGGTCACCTATCGCTGCGGTCTCGCCTTCCACACGGAATGGGTCTGCTTCGAGCACGACGGCTATCCGCGCCGGAAGGCCGCGAGCTGGTGGCGCGACCGGGCGCCCGAGATGGACGTGCCCGAGTCCGTCGTCGAGGCGCTCCTGCTGGTGGACCGGCTGCGCTGCCCCACCGAGATCGCTGTCCGCCCCGCGGGCCGCTTCACCGAAATTACCGCCTACAGGTTCGCCCCATGCCTTACGTCCGTGCCGGGCTCTGCGCCGTCTGCCATCGAGAGCCCCGTGGCTGGGGCTGGTTCGGCGCGCGTTTCCGCGTCTCCGACCCGCGGCGCGACACGAGCCGCAGAGACCTCTGCAGCCGGGTTTGCCAGGACATCTGCCACCGGAGGTCGGGCATGATCGATCCGACCCCGAACGAGACCGCCGCCATGGTCGAGGGCGGCAAGGCCGGCGGCGCCTATCTCGACAGCCTCGGCCGGACCGATCTCGCTCTGCTGAGCGAGGAGGAGTGGGACACCTTCGTCGAGGTGATCGTCACCGGCTACTGCGACCACCTGCGTGACCTGGCGGCGAAGGACCGCGAACGGCTCGACGGCATGATCCCGGAGGTGCCCTTCTGATGGCGGACACCTCGTGGATGGCGCGCGTCGGGGCGCGTCTCGTGACCAACGGCTACGCGATCCTGCCGATCGCGCCCGGTACCAAGAAGCCCGGCCAGTTCGCCCGCGCGGCCTGGCACGACTACCCGCAGTGGAACCGGCATGCGAGCCGCGCCACGACCGAGCTCGAGGTCGCGACCTGGTCCAGCTGGCCCGACTGCGGCGTCGGGATCGTCGGCGGTGCGGTCGCCGCGCTCGACATCGATATTGCCGAGGATGGCGAACTGGCGCTGCACATCGAGCAGCTGGCCCGCGAGCGGCTGGGCGACACGTCCGCGCTCAGGATCGGCAAGGCACCGAAGCGGCTGCTGGTCTATCGCACGCGAGAGCCCTTCGCCGGGATCCGGCGCGCGCCGCTCGAGGTTCTGTGCCTCGGACAGCAGTTCGTGGCCTATGCCGAGCATCCCGACACCGGCCAGCCCTATGCCTGGCCGGACGAGGGGCTCGCGGATCTCGACATCGAGAGCCTGCCCGAAATCGACGCCGAACAGGCGGCAGCGTTCCTTGACGAGGCGCTGGCGCTGATCCCGCTCGAGCTGCGTGCGAAGAGCCTCGGCGCGAAGGCGGCGAACGGGGCCGGACATCCGTGTCTGCCGGCGCATGCACAGGCCGGCACACTGGCCGCGATCCGGAGCGCGCTCGCCTGGTTGCCGAACGCCGAGCTCGACTACGACAGCTGGATGCGCATCGGCATGGCGCTGAAGGGTGCGCTGGGCGAGGAGGGCGCGACGCTCTTCGCCGACTGGTCGGCGCAGGCGGCCAAGAACGACACGGCCGCGACGGCGAAGGCTTGGGCGAGCTTCAAGCCCGCGCGGATCGGCGCCGGCACGATCTATCATCTCGCCATGGAGAAGGGCTGGCGTCCCGATCCCGACCTCCTGCTCGACGGCAGTCAGAAGGTTTGCGCGAGCGACGAGCATCCCGCGGCCGGCCTCCTCGCGCGGCTCGCCCAGCCCGAAGCCCCGATGCCGATCCTCCCGCCTGCGCCATCGTTCACGCTGACGATCCCGGGTGGGCTCGTGGGCGATCTCGCGCGCTACATGATCGACACGGCGCGCAGACCGCAGCCGCTTCTTGCAGTGGGAGCCAGCCTCTGCGCCCTCGGCGCGCTGATGGGGCGGCGCTACCGCACGACAACTGACCTGCGCACGAACCTCTACATCGTCGGCATCGCGGACAGCGGGTCGGGCAAGAACCACGCCCGCGAGGTCGTCAACGAGCTGTTCTTCGCGGCGGGGCTGGCGCACCACCTCGGCGGCAACAAGATCGCCTCAGGCGCGGGGCTCCTGACCGCGCTCCACCGTCAACCCGCGATCCTGTTCCAGATCGACGAGTTCGGGATGTTCCTCTCGGCGGCGGCCGACCGCAAGCGCAGCCCGCGCCACATCACCGAGATCCTCGACAACATGACCGAGCTCTACACTGCGGCCAGCGGCATCTTCCTCGGCGCGGAATACGCCAACCGGGACGGCTCGAACGAGCGGCGCGACATCGTACAGCCCTGCCTCTGCGTCTACGGCACGACGACGCCACTGCATTTCTGGGGGGCGCTGCAGGGCGTCAACGTGGTGGACGGCTCGCTCGCCCGGCTCATCATCCTGCCGAGCGAGGAGGACTATCCGGACGAGAACCGTAGCGCCGGGCTGCGCCGATCTCCGCGCGCGTTGATCGAGGGGCTGCAGCGGCTCGCCGAAGGCGGCGGCCGAGCCAGCGGAAACCTGGCCGGCCGGACCTCCGGCCCCGAGACCGCGGTCGATCCGATGACCGTGCCGATGGACGACGAGGCGCAGCTTCGCTTCGACGCGCTCCGCGACGAGATCACCGCCGAGCTCAGGGCCGCGGCCGGCACATTTCAGACGCCGATCCTCGCCCGGATCGCGGAAAACGCGGCCAAGGTCGCGCTCGTCCTGGCCGTGGGGCGGGATGCGGTCCATCCCCTCATCCGGCTTGAGGATGCTGTCTGGGCGATCGATTTCGTGCGCCATTTCGCCCGGCGCACCATCGACGCCGTCGAGCGCCATGTCGCCGACACCGAGACCGAGGCGCACCTGAAACGCCTGCGCGAGATCATCCGCAAAGCAGGGGCGGCCGGCGTCACCAAGTCCGAGCTGACCCGCGCCTCGCAATGGCTCAGGGCGCGCGACCGCGACGACATCCTGCTCACGCTGGTCGAGAGCGGCGACATCGTCACGGTCGAGCAGGAGACCGGGGGGCGGAAGGCCATGCGCTTCCGGGCGATGCGCTGAGGATCGGGACGATGCTTCCTTCAACGGCCCCCATCCTTCATTTGAAGGAAGATTCTGCGCAGGCCTCGGTCCTGCAACGGAAATTCGGCGCGGCGGACTTCTTTCAATATTTCACGCAAAGACCCTCGCGCGCGTGGATGGGAAGGGGTGCCACACCCATACCCCATGAAGTAACTGAAATATTGAAAGAAGATATTTATCCTCATTCTGCCAATGGCTTGCGGCTCCACTTCCTTCAAGTGGACGGGGTGAAGCCATTGAAGGAAGCGCCGGGCGCTCCCGGCATCGACAACGTGACCGTGACCAGACCTCGCGATCCGGCTCCGGGCGCGCGTGCTGCCCTCACCAGGCAGCCGTGCCGCCCCGGCCTCTCACTCGAAGAGGAGGTCGTCATGGACCGCTCACCACACATCGCTGCGGCGCCTTTCACGGCTGCCGGCACTCTCGACCGCTGCATTCTCGCGCTGGATCTCGGCACCAGCACCGGCTGGGCGTCGCGCTCGGCCGAAGGGCTGATCACCAGCGGGACCGCGAGCTTCCGCCCCGGCCGCTACGACGGTGGCGGCATGCGCTATCTGCGCTTCACGAACTGGCTCACCGGGATCGACCGCCTGTCGGGGCCGGTCGCCGCCATCTGGTTCGAGGAGGTGCGTCGGCACGCTGGAACCGATGCGGCCCATGTCTACGGCGGACTCATGGCCACGCTGACTGCATGGGCCGAGCTGCGGGGCGTGCCCTACGCCGGCGTTCCCGTCGGCACGATCAAGCGTCACGCCACCGGCAAGGGCAACGCGCCGAAGGAGGCGATGGTCGCGTCCGCGCGAGCCCGGGGCTTCAGCCCCGCCGACGACAACGAGGCGGACGCCATCGCGCTGCTGCTGTGGGCGATCGAGACGAACGGGGGTGTCGCATGAGGTGGCATCCCAAGGGCTACGGCGGCCATCGTCGGGATCCGGAACAGGTGAAGCGCGAGGGCTGGCGCGAACAGGGAGTGCTGGCCGTCTCGCTCGAGGACGCCCGCCTGACCTGGCCGGAACGGGAACTCGTTCGCCAGCTTGGCGAAAAGCTCTACGGGCCGCGCCCCTCCGACGAGGGAGGGCGCCATGGATAAGTGGACCCCGTCCCTCGTCGAGGCGCGCCTCGCCGAAGCGGCCTTCGTGCTCAAGCGCCTGCCCGAGCCGCGACGGCAGGGCTACTTCAGCACGTGGCCCGAGATCGTCCATTCCTTCGCCGACAAGGTGGGCCAGGAGCCGAAGCCCATGCGGGTGCTGCCCTCGCCGCAGGCGATCAGCCGGATGGAGGAGACGCTCACCTGGACCGCCTGCCTCGACCCCGTCGATGGCAAGATCGTCTGGATGCGCGCCCATGGCGAGCGGTGGAAGACCATCTGCTGGACGGTCGGACTGCAGCGCTCGGCCGCCCACCAGCACTGGCTCTACGGGCTCTGCGTCATCTCGCTGAGGCTCAACCGGCGGCGGTTCAACCGAAGCCTGTCGAAGCGGCGCGTGATCGAACTGGCCGGTGGCGCGTAACCCTGCGCGCCACAGGGGAAGGTGTGCGGCGGACAGTTTTCGACGGGACAGAAAACCGGTTCAGGGGCTAGGTTCGGGATAAGCTCGGGAGAGGCGCGCGCGGCGCGGTCCCGAGCGAAACCATCCTTTCGTTGGCAGGTCTGTTGGAAAAGGAAAGGCGCTGATCCTTTCCTTGCGGGCCGCTGTCCGCCCCCGCCAAGCCCCTCAGCCGACTTCGCGGTTCCTTCTGCGCGACATTCGTATGCTGGCGGGCGAAGCGCGGGACATCGCCAGCGACAGGGCCGGATTTTTGGGAAGCCAGCCGGAAGCCGGACCCATCCGCGCCCCGCGCAAACACCAGTGAACGCTGGCCTTCCGACCGGACACCGCTGGTGGCCGCTGGACCCCGCTTGGAGTCCGGCCCGGCATCCGGGGTCCGGAAGCCACCGGCATCCACCCGACCGAGGAACCTTGCCCACCATGACGCTGAGCTTCGCCCCGGACGCGATCGAGACGTGGCCGCTGTCGCGCCTCCAGCCCTACGCGAAGAACGCGAAAGCGCACGGGCCGGACCAAGTCGCAAAGATTGCCGCTAGCATGGCCGAGTTCGGCTGGACCGTGCCCTGCCTCGTCGGCGAGGACGGGGAACTGATCGCGGGCCACGGCCGCGTGCTGGCTGCGACGCAGCTCGGGCTGACCGAAGCGCCGGTAATCGTGCTCGGGCATCTGACCGAGGCGCAGCGGCGGGCGTACCGGATCGCGGACAACAAGCTGACGGAACTCGGCACCTGGGACGAGGCGCTGCTGTCGGCGGAGCTGAACGACCTCTTGGCCGAGGATTTCGACCTGTCGCTGGTCGGCTTTTCCGACGGCGAGTTGGACAAGCTGCTGGCCTACGTGCCGGAGGGGGACGGGGAAGAAGGTGGCGCCGGGGGCTCCGTGCCGCCGGTGACCATCCCCGAACCGCCGCGCAATCCGGCCTCGCGCACCGGCGATCTGTGGATCCTTGGCGATCACCGCCTGCTCTGCGGCGACAGCACCAGCGCTGCCGACGTTCGCCGCCTGATGAATGGCGAGCGGGCGATCTTGTTCGCGACCGATCCGCCGTATCTGGTGGACTACGACGGCTCGAACCACCCGACCCGGAACAAGGACTGGTCGGCGTCCTATGGCACGACCTGGGACGACAGTTCTCAGGGCGCGGAGCTCTACGACGGCTTCATCGCCGCTGCCATCGCCGAGGCGATCACCGACGATGCCGCCTGGTACTGCTGGCACGCGTCGCGCCGCCAAGCGATGCTCGAAGCCTGCTGGGAAAAGGCCGGCGCCTTCGTCCATCAGCAAATCATCTGGGTGAAGGACCGGGGCGTGCTGACCCGGTCCCACTACCTCTGGAAGCACGAGCCCTGCTTCATGGGCTGGCGCCGCCCGAACCGCCCACCGAAGGTCGCCGAACAGACGCTGCCCTCGACCTGGGAGATGCCGTCCTTCGCCAAGGACGAGCGCCCGGACCACCCGACGCCGAAGCCGCTCGACGCCTTCGGAATCCCGATGCGCCAGCACGTGGCGCGCGGCGGGCTCTGCTACGAGCCCTTCTCGGGCTCGGGCTCGCAGATCATGGCGGGCGAAGCCAACGGCCGCCGCGTCTTCGCGATGGAGATCAGCCCCGCCTATGTCGATGTCGCGGTCGAACGCTGGCAGGCCGAGACCGGCCGCGACGCGATCCTTGATGGCGACGGTCGGACCTTCGCCCAGGTGAGAACCGAGCGGCTGGGCGACAGCGTCGAACCCACGGCCTATACGCCGGACACTGACACCGCCCCCGAACCCGCGCGCAAGCGCAAGTCCGCCGCATGAAACAGACCCACCTCATGTCGCTGGTCGAGTCCGTCGCCAACGTGATCGTCGGCTACGGCGTCGCCGTGGTCACGCAGATCTTGATCTTCCCGGTCTTCGGGCTGCACACGACGCTGGCGCAGAACCTCAAGATGGGCGCCATCTTCACTATCGTGTCGATAGCGCGTTCCTTCGCCTTGCGGCGGGTGTTCGAGGCGATCCGGATGCGGACCGCCAAATGATCGACCGCCGCCCCGGAGGGACGGCGGCCATCAACTTTTCGGGGTCCGGTGCGTCAGGCGGCGGGGAGTCTGTACACGCGCCCGCGCCCCTCGACCTTTTCGGAGGTGAGCTCGAGCCCGAGTTTCTTCTTCAGCGCGCCAGACATGGCGCCGCGCACCGTGTGCGACTGCCAGCCCGTTTGGGCGACGATCTCGTCGATGGTCGCGCCGCCCTCTGCGCGGAGCATCTCGATCAGAGTTTCCTGCTTGGTGCCCTTCCGGCGCTGGACCGGGGCGGTCGGCGCTTCCGCCGGCGGCGTCTCGTCCTGCTCGTCCGTGATCCTGAGGGTGCTGTAGGCCAGCGGGGTGGCACGTAGCGTGATCGGGCCGCGCTCCTCGTCGTGCCGCCAGACGGTATTGAGGTCCGTGGCTGCGATTTCCTCGATCAGCTCCTGCTTGAGGAGGCTCTTGCAGACGTTGCCGACGGCGCCGCCCTTGAGGCTGGCGGTGACGGGAAACACCGCCCCGTCTTCGCGCGCGCAGGCGGTGGACAGGATGACGGCTTGGGCGTCGGAAAGCTGAATCTGGGTCATGGGGTCGTCTCCTTGCTCGAGGCCCGCGTCATGCGGTGCCTTCTACGACCCCGAGCCGCGCAGGGCGCGCGGCGGGAGTTCCGGCAGCGCCGGAGATCAGCGGGCGTGTTCGCCCTCGCCGAAGGCGCTGTCGGTGATGCGCTTCAGGAGGCTGGCGTAGTGTTCGAGGGTACCGACCATGGCCCATCCCGCCTCGTCGGGGTGGCAGTTGAAATGGTCGTCGCTGAGCGCCTGCAGGCGGGCGAGCATCTCGTCGATCTCGGCCTTCTTGCCGATGAAGGCCGCGAGCGCGGCTTCCTTGTTCCGGCGCGCCTTCTCGGCACGGAGCTCAAAGCGCGGCGTGGTGATCGGGGTCAGGCGGGTGGTCATCGTGGTAGCTCCGTGGTGAGTTGCATCGCTCTTTGAAGGGACGTTCGCTCCGCTGGCGACGCTTATCAACTCGATAAGCACATGATCTTGAATGATAATCGGAGCCGTCGATGCAGGGTATGAGCGAGCGCCAGTACGCCGCCCATGTCGGGCTGTCGCGCGGTGCGATCCAGAAGGCGAAGGCCGCCGAGCGGCTGGTCCTCTATCCCGACGGCAGCATCAACGCGGCCGCCAGCGACGCGCGGCGGGCGGAAACGACCGACCCCTCCAAGACCCGCAAGCCGCCCGCGCCGAAGCTGAAGCCCGTCTCCGAGGCAGCGGTCGCCGCTGTCGGCGACACGCTCCGCGAACAGGGTCTGGCGGTCCCGGCCGTCGGCGGCGGCACGACCTTCCTGCAGGCCAAGACCGCGAACGAGGTGCTGAAGGCGCAGGAGCGACGCATCCGGCTTCAGAAGCTGAAGGGGGAGTTGATCGAGCGGGCCCGCGCGCTGGCGCTGGTGTTCCGGCTGGCGCGGGAGGAACGCGACGCGTGGGTGAACTGGCCCGCGCGCGCGGCGGCGCTGATGGCGGCAGAACTCTCGGCCTCATGCAGCGAAGCGACGGGCCAGCAGATCGCCGTGGAGCCAGCCGCGATGCAGAAGGTCCTGGAGAAACATGTACGCGCCCACCTCGACGAACTCGCCGAGGTCCGGCCCGACTTCCGGTGAGAGCGGCGATGATCTTGGCGGTCTGACCGACTTCGACGGCGCGGGCGAGATCCTGCGCGCCTGGGGCAACGGGCTGCGGCCCGACCCGGACCTGACCGTCTCGGAATGGGCGGACCGGCACCGGATGCTCTCGGGCCGCGCCTCGGCCGAGCCCGGGCGGTATCGCACGGTGCGCACGCCCTACATGCGCGAGATCATGGACCGGCTGTCGCCCGGCGATCCGACCCAGCGGATCGTGTTCATGAAGGCCGCGCAGGTCGGTGCGACCGAGGCGGGCCACAACTGGATCGGGTTTGCAATCCACCAGGCGCCCGGGCCGATGCTGGCGGTCCAGCCGACGGTGGAACTCGCCAAGCGCAACTCGCGCCAGCGGATCGACCCGCTGATCGACGAGAGCCCCGAGTTGCGGGAGCGGGTCAAACCGGCCCGGTCGCGCGACGCGGGCAACACGATGCTGTCGAAGGAGTTCGCGGGCGGCATCCTGATCATGACCGGCGCGAACTCGGCGGTCGGGCTGCGCTCGACCCCGGCACGCTACATCTTTCTCGACGAGGTCGACGCCTATCCGGCATCGGCCGACGAGGAAGGCGATCCGGTCACGCTGGCGGAAGCGCGGTCGCTGACCTTCGCCCATCGGCGCAAGGTGCTGCTGGTCTCGACCCCGACCATCCGAGGGCTGAGCCGGATCGAGCGAGAATACGAAGCCAGCGACCAGCGGCGGTTTTTCGTGCCGTGCCCGCATTGCGGCGCGATGCAGTGGCTGAAGTTCGACCGGCTGCGCTGGCAGAAGGGCCGCCCGGAGACGGCCGAGTATCACTGCGAGGGCTGCGAGACGCCCATCGCGGAACACCACAAGACGGCCATGCTGGAGCGCGGCGAATGGCGGGCAACCGCCACGGCCGCCGATCCGACCACGGTCGGGTATCACCTCTCGGCGCTCTATTCGCCGATCGGCTGGCTGAGCTGGGAGCGGATCGTGCGGGCATGGGACGCGGCGCAGGGGTCGGACGAGGCGATCAAGGCGTTCCGCAACACGATCCTCGGCGAGACATGGGTCGAGACTGGCGAAGCGCCGGACTGGCAGCGGCTTTACGACCGTCGCGAGCGCTGGACATCCGGCACGGTGCCAGCGGGTGGGTTGTTCCTCACCGCCGGTGCCGACGTGCAGAAGGACCGGATCGAGGTCGATGTCTGGGCCTGGGGTCGCGGGCTCGAAAGCTGGCTCGTCGATCACGTCGTGATCGAAGGTGGGCCGGATCGTCAC